AAAATATGATTTCAAAAAAGAAACTCAATCACGGGCGCAATCCAATTATTGAGTGGATGAACCGAAATGTGGTAATTGTTTCGGATCACAATGGCAATATCAAGTTTGACAAGGCCAAATCAAAGGAAAAAATAGATGGAATGGTGGCTTTGGCCATGGCCATCGCACAGTACATAAAATATAAACACACAATTCCTGACGGATCAAGCGATATCGTAGCATTATGAAGCCAACATTTGCCGAATTTCTCAAACTTTATTTGGATCATTTGGGCGCAGAAGATGCACCTACATGCTTCATCGCTTATTGTAGGGCTGAGGCAGATGTTTTTTCTCAATATGGCAAAAGAAGATATGCCAATGCTAAAGTATGGCGTAACACTATGAGCCGTCATTATCGCAATCGAAAACAAGAAAAATCAACACAAAATGAGCCAGTTGTTTCAACAAATTGATGTTAAAACGAACCCAATAAAACCAAATATTGGTATAAATTTGAATGAAAAATTACAAATAGCTCTTAAAATTGTAGAATATTATAAACTAAAAGGATATACATTATTTTCTGATCCGGGGCATCTAAACATAGTATATTTTGAAAGTCTTAATCCTGATTTTTCCCTTAATAAAGATCGTATTGACGAATGGAATGATTTACGATGTGTTTTTGCATTTAACTCAGATGGCAATCCATACATTGTATTTTCTGCTGTGTGCACAACAGAACCCGGATATGCGGCAATGATTTCGCCTGAATCCAGAAAAATACGAGGCGTAGCCCGCATAAAATTTGGCCAGTACACCGCCTGGCGGATGGGACTTCACAAAAAAGCCCGCAGCCTTACGCCGCATCCAGCACTTGTGCAGTTTGGACCAGTGCCGGTGCATCGAGATTTCAACCAGGATGGATTGCGTACCGGTGATGCAGTCACTCAAGGTTACGGTATCAATCAACATGGCACGCATCCAGGGTACAGAGGAGGTGCCGTTGGAAAATGGTCATCTGGTTGTTTAGTTGGTCAATGGTGGCCAGAACACATGGCTTTTATTAATTTAATGGCCACCGATCCGCGTTATATTTCAAATAAAAAATTTGTTTTTACAACCGCAATTATCGCGGGCGATGACTTTATAAAATTCTCCTGGCAATGATTTTAGCCGCAATTGTGATCGTTTTGATTTTGTTATATCTGGCACTTTCTCTACTGTGGAATGCCCGATAGCGCAATTTTGCCAACATTGTTACCAACACTTTGCCAACACGCGCATAAAAAACAATGGTGCAAATGAGCAAATCTTTGCACCATGAGTGTTTTCAACCCGCTTACATGGTTCCAAAAGTCGCAAAAACGCGGCGGTGTAACATCCAGCGTTGGCAATCCGGCCAGCTGGCTGCTGGATCTGTTGGCGGGTCCGTCTAAATCTGGCGCCCTTGTATCGGACGAATCAGCAATCACATTAGCAAGCGTATACACATGTAACCTGATCCTTTCCCAAACCATGGGCAGCCTCAAAATTGGGCTGTATCAAAATTTACCCAATGGCGATGTGCGCCTGGCTCCCAAAAAAATAGAGCACCAAATCGTTGCTTCCAATCCCTCCACTCTCTATACTCCTTATACACTACGCTCCACCATGCAATTCCACCTCGGATTGCGTGGCAATGCGTATGCTCGAATTTTGCGCGATCCGCTTACAGGCCGGGTAAAAGAATTGAGGCTTTTGCATCCAAACTACGTGCGCCCTTTCTTTTTTGATGATGAACTGTTTTACGAAATTACCCCAAACCCGAACGGCGGCTATTCAAAAAACGAAATTATTCGGCCTGATGATATACTGCATATCAGGGCCCTAAGCACTGATGGCATTTTAGGTCGCTCACCGATTGCCGTTTTGCGCGATACCATTGGCATGGGCCTTAGTGGCCGCGATTATGCTGCGGGAATCATGAAAAACCAAGGAATTTTGCGCGGCATCCTAAAGCACCCTGGCAAACTTACTACCGATCAGGTGAATGATAATAGGGAGAGCTTCAAAAAGCCCATGCTTACCGGTGATTTCCCGCTGTTGCAAAATGGCATGGAGTTTCAAGCGATTACATTGAAGCCAGCAGATGCCGAGTTTATCAATACGGCCAAACTCACACGAACCGATATCTGTGGCGCATACCGGGTACCGGCCCACATGACAGGCGATTTGGAGAAAGCAACTTTTTCCAACATTGAGCAACAGAGCCTAGAGTTTATGCAGTATACCATGGCTCCCTGGAGCGAATGTTGGGAGCAAGAATTCAACCGTACACTGTTGCCGTATTCTATGCGCGGTGAATATTTTTTCAATTTTGATCTTGATAGCATGTTGCGCGGCGATACCTCTAATCGCACTGCTTACTACATGCGTGCCCGACAGTGGGGATGGATGAGCGTGAATGAGATCCGCAAACGAGAAGGCATGCCTTTCATTGAGGGCGGTGATACCTTCTTAACGCCACTCAACATGGTCGATAGTAATAACCCGGATACTGGCAATGCCATTACCGATAATAATACAGCCAATGCACCACAAGGACAGTGATATTGATAAAAAGTATCAGGAAATGCGCCAAATGCGTGTTTGCAACATCCAGCGCCGCGATGCTGGAGAGGATGCGAATTTGCCTGGTGATGCGCAAGCAAATAGCCGTACAGTATATGGTTATGCAATGTTGTATGATACGCCTACCGTACTTTTTGAATGGGATAATTGCCAATATATTGAGGTAATTGAACGTGGCGCCGCAACAGAGGCGCTTAAAACGAGCGATATCCGTGCGCTTTTTAATCATAATCCGAATTACATCTTAGCTCGCACCTCTAGCAATACGCTTATGGTGCGCGAGGATGAAAAAGGCTTATACTTTGAATTTGAGGCTCCGGAAACCAGCATGGGTAATGATCTTTTGGTTTCAATCCAGCGAGGCGATATCTCACAAGCATCATTTGCTTTTGACATTGCCGAGCGTACCATTTTGCGAGAGGAAAAAGCCGATGGAAAAGAGGTTGTAACCATTACCATCAAGAAAATGGGAGAGTTGTATGATGTAAGTCCAGTCACGTACCCGGCTTATGAAGATACAGAGGTATCCATGCGCTCTATAATTACTGAGTTGAAAAAAGAACCCGAAACCAACCAAACAAATGAAATCACCTGGGCGCAATTCGCAAGTGCGGCACAAGCCCTTTATTTAAACTAAAAAATTTTGTACAATGCCAAAAGCTCTTCAATTGCGCCAAAAAGCCGGGGAATTATTGAATGCCTGGCAAAAGGCGATGGAACTGCGCGATGCAACTACTGATTCCGAACAGCGCAAAGAAAAAAACAACGAGGTCGAATCTGCAAAAGCGGCTTATGATCAAATCCAGATTGAACTTCGCGATGCCGAAAGCATGGAAGCCGCGCAGGCTGCGGCGGCTGGTGAGCATGCGCAAAAACAGCGTATTGGCCAGCCTGGTCCAAGCGGTGGCGAGGCCCGCGATTTGAACAAAATCCGCCAGCAGTACTCTATGGTGCGCGCCATGCGCATGGCATCACAAGGCAAACAACTCGAGGGTATTGAATTTGAAATGTTTCAGGAAGCCGACCGCGAAGCCCGTGCAGCAGGCATTTCCCTGAATGGCACGATTCGTATTCCCAATATTATGCAGCCCGAGCAACGTGCCGACCTTTCTGTGGGTACCAATACAGCGGGTGGTTATGCCGTTGCTACCGAAATTGGTCAATTGATTAATATTCTGGAGCCGCAATTGGTTACGCGCAAATTGGGCGCTACTTACCTTACCGGATTGCAAGGCAATATTCAGTTCCCTCGCAACAATGGTGATGTATCCTCCGTGTGGGAAGGGGAAAATACCGACAACGACCAAAGCGATGTGACGTTTGACACTGTTACGCTTTCCCCAAAACGCTTAGGGTCGTTTGTAATCATCGGCAAGCAGTTGATTGCGCAATCCAGCATTTCAATCGAAAATCTGGTGCGTTCGCGCATGAATTTTTCAATTGCCAAGGCAGTAGATACTGCTGCAATCAATGGCTCAGGCTCATCCAATCAGCCCTTGGGTATCCTTGGTACATCCGGCATTGGTTCTGTGGCAATTGGTACCAATGGTGGTGTACCTACATTTGCAAGCATCGTTGATTTGGAAACTGCTGTTGCGGTTGCCAATGCAGACATGGGCCGTTTGGCTTATCTGACCACGAGTGGTATCCGTGGCAAGTTAAAGCAAACGGAAAAAACCAGCACTTCTACCGCTCAATTCATTTGGACCGACACCATGGGCCCAACTGGCCGTCAGGGCGAACTGAATGGGCTGAATGCTTACACCTCCAGCCTGGTTCCTTCTACCCTTACCAAAGGCACATCATCCGGAGTTTGCCATGCCATTATTTTCGGCAACTGGGAGGATCTTTTGATCGGCCAGTGGGCGGGCCTCGATCTTACCTTGGATAATATCACACTGGCTGGAAAAGCCCAGATCAAGTTGATTATCAATTCTTGGTGGGATGTTGCTGTACGCCAGCCAGCCAGCTTTGCGGCCATCAAGGACGCAAAAACGTCTTAGTCAATTGGTTTTTCATCGTTTGTTGAATTGTTTTAAGGTTTATTGGGCGGGCTGCCCATCGTGGTAGCCCGCTTTTTTTGGATAAAAAATGATCAGAATCAAATTTGTACAAAACCCATCCTGCGATCCTTACTTTCTTGCCTACTTCGTTGGTGATGAGGTTATGATCGAACATGCCGTAGGACTTGAATTGATTGCGCAAGGCATTGCAGTTCCCTTGGATGCAAGCAATGATCTAGGTAATAAGGCAATAAGGCAAACCGCAGAAGCAAAACATGTTGGTAAACAAAAGCGCTAAATGTCCGTAGTCGATCCTCAAATATTGAACCTGGTACCCAATGTAGTCGATTTTCAAACGTACCAGGGCGATACGCTGACTTTCACCGTGACGGTGAAAAACAGCAATGGATCAGCATACCCGCTTACGGGCAGCAACAGCACCATGAAAATCAAGCGACTAAGCGGCGCTGAGGTGCTTTCGCTTACAGTAGGCTCCGGCATTACCTATACCAATGCGGCTGCTGGCATTATGACGGTAACCATTACTGCTACACAATCGGCGGCGCTGCCCACTGAAAAGGTATTGGCTTACGACCTACAATTGGAGCAAAGCAGCGGCACAATCATAACGACATTGGTGCGTGGAACTATAACTGTTA